AGCAGGGACTAGGTGACGAGATCATGTATGCCTCGTGCATCGCGGATGCGCAGAAGGTGTGCAAGACTGTCATTTTGGAGTGCGACAAGCGCCTAGAAGGTCTGTTCAAGCGGTCGTTCCCGGGCGCGCGCGTGTATGGCACAAGGCGCCAAAACGAGGTCGAATGGCTGCAAACGGAGACCGTTGAGGCGTCGTTGCCTGTCGGGCAGTTGCCGCAGTTTTTCCGCAAGAGCCCGAAGGACTGCCCGGGCACGCCATACCTAATCGCCGACCCCGAGCGCAGGACGCAGTGGCGCGCCCTGTTCGATTCCTGGGGTCCGCGGCCGAAGATCGGCATTTGCTGGTCTGGCGGGTCAAAGCACAACAAGCCCAAAGAGCGGGCGGTTGGGCTCGAGAACATGCGGCAGCTTATCGAGTCGGTTGATGCGGACTTCGTTAGCCTGCAATACAAAGACCCGACGGAAGAAATCAAGGCATCCGGGCTGCATGTCCGCCACTACAAGCGGGCATGCGAGACGGATGATTACGACGACACGGCCGCTATGGTGGCCGAGTTGGATATGGTGATCGGCGTGCACACAACCGCTCACCACCTGGCCGGCGCCCTGGGCGTGCCGGCCTTGATCCTTGTGCCCTCTAGGACGATCTGGATTTACTGTCTTCCCGATGGTTCGATGCCCTGGTACGGCTCAGCGCAGTTGTTCAAGCAACGCGAGCGCGAGGGCTGGAAAGAAACCATCAAGAGGCTATGCCATGAGAAATCCGGTGATCTTCGTCGGCCACGATCCGCGCGAGGCGGTGGCGTTCCACGTCTTCAACGAGTCATTGATTCGGCACGCGAGCCGGCCGATTCGTATCGTCCCCCTAGCGCTCTCGCTGTTGCGTGACTACACGGAAACGCACACCGACGGTTCGAATGCGTTTATCTACTCGAGGTTTCTTGTCCCACACATGATGGGGTTCGAGGGCTGGGCGCTTTTTTGCGATGGCGACATGCTTGCGAGAGGCGATATCTGCAAGCTATGGGACATGCGGGACGATCAATGCGCGGTGCAGGTGGTAAAGCACAAATACACCACCAAGCACAAGCGCAAGTATGTCGGCACCAGCATGGAGACGATTAACCCGGACTATCCGCGGAAGAACTGGTCCAGCGTGATGCTATTGAACTGTTCGCACCCGTCAAACCGAGTGCTAACGCCGGATTACGTGATGGCAGCGACTGGGCCGAAGCTGCACAGGTTCCAGCATCTGACCGATGACGAGATCGGCGAGCTGCCTGCGGAATGGAACTGGCTAGTGGGCGAGTATCCGCATAACCCGGATGCCAAGCTCGCGCACTACACGCTAGGGGTGCCTGCTATAGAGGCATACAAGACTTGCGACTATGCCGACGAGTGGCTGAGCATGCAGCGTAGCGCCGTGGAGGTGCAATTGTGATTACAGACCGCATCGACGCCATCACCGGCATACCGCAAGAGTACCGATCAGAGGTGTGCCCTGCGCCGCGCTCAGTGAAGATCGAAATTACCGCGACGTGCAACTACAACTGCCGCTTTTGCGTGAAGTCGCTCCGCGAGGACAGCGGGCACATGGATCGCGCGCTGTATAGCCGCGTGATTCGTGAACTGCGTGATAGTGGAGTCGAAGAGCTCGGCGTCTTCTATATCGGAGAATCATTCACCTGCAAGTGGCTGCCTGACGCGATTGCCGAAGCCAAGGGCATCGGGTTTCCGTATGTGTTCCTAACGACGAATGGCAGTGCTGCGACTCGGGAGCGAGTGAAAGCCTGCATGGAGGCCGGACTTGATTCGCTGAAGTTCTCGCTGAATTTCGACCGCCCTTCCCAGTTGGCCGAGGTAGCCCAAGTGGACCCGCGCTATTGGAAGCGGGCAATCGACAACCTGAAGGCGGCGCGGTTCGTCCGGGACGAATGGCGGTTCAAGTGCGGGCTGTATGCCTCGAGCATTGCATTCGACGGCGAGCAGGGCGAGCGTATGCGGGCGCTGGTCGATGAGATTCGGCCATACGTCGATGAGCACTACTGGCTCCCGCTGTACGGCATGAGCGGGGCCTCGGTAGCCGCTGGATGGAAGCCCAAGCCTGGGAACCCTGGGCGATTGGACGCAATGCGCGAGCCGTTGCCGTGCTGGGCAGTGTTCACCGAGGGGCACATCACCAAGGACGGGCTTTTGTCCGCTTGTTGCTTTGGCGAGGGGGCGGATAGCAGTTTGGCGATGGCTGATTTGCGGCAGGTGAGCTTTATGGATGGCTGGAATTCGCCAACATACAGGGCGCTGCGCCGTGCGCATCTGGCTCGGGATGTGTCGCAGACTGCTTGCGCCTCTTGCGCCCTATGATGAGGGTGACTTTCAGGCATCATGGGCCATCGCTGGCCTCATCCCGATATCGGTCGATCATGCCCGCGCAGTGGCTGCGTGACCAAGGGGTTCAGGAAGGCGCAGACTGGCTCGTGATCGGCAAGCACGGGTGGGAATGGGAGGCCGCAACTGCCGGCTTCTCACACGTATGTTTCGACGTGTGCGACGACCACTTTGGCGACCAGTTCGGCGAGCACTACCGGGACGCATGCCGACGGGCTGACTTGGTGACGTGCAACAGCGCAGAAATGCGCAGGGTGATCCTGGAGGAGACGGGGCGCAATGCGTTCATGATCCCGGACCCCTACGAGCAGAGGGAGGAAGAGGCGCGGGTCTCGGATCATCTGTTGTGGTTTGGGCACGCATCGAATCTACGCGATCTCAAGCCGTGGCTAGACCGCATCGGGCCCCTGGAGATCGTGACGAATCTGGAGCGCGTGCCCGGGGTCACGCAGTGGTCCATGAGCTCGATGGATGCGGCATTCAGTCGCGCCGGTCTGGTGGTCATCCCCACGGGCAAGAGCATGGCCAAGAGCGGAAACCGGGCTATTGAGAGCATTCGACGCGGGCTTTTTGTCGTCGCAGGCCCTCTGCCTGCCTACTCGGACCTTGGCATCTATATCGGGGACATTGGCGACGGGGTGGACTGGGCATTGACACATAGGGAAGAGGTTGTCCGCCGCATCAAGGAAGCGCAGCGCTACGTGGCCAGTGAGTACAGCATCGAAAGAATCGGGAAGCTATGGATGCAAGCCCTATCAAGCTGAACCTGGGGTGTGGGCCGAAGCACTGGCCGGGGTTCGTCAACGTGGACCTGCAAGGCAATTGGTCCGGGAAGGCGCCGGATGTTGCCGCGGATGTGACCAAGCCGCTGCCGTTCGCTAGTGACTATGCTGACGAAATCCATGCCATCCACCTACTAGAGCACCTGTATCGGTGGGAGGCGCCAGCGATTCTGGCTGACTGGTTCCGGGTGCTGAAGCCCGGCGGTTTGCTGGCGCTCGAGCTGCCGTGCCTGGACAAGATCGCTGCTCAATACGCGCATGCGCTGGTGGATGGCAGCGAACCAGACGCGAGGCTTACAATTCTCGGTCTGTATGGCGATCCAGCATACAAGAAAGAGGCCATGTGCCATCGCTGGTGCTATTCGTTGGCCGAACTGGCCGGCGGACTCAAGCTGCTAGGGTATGTCGATATTGAGGAGCAGCGCCCTCAGTACCACCAGCCAGCCCGAGACATGCGGATGGTAGCTAGAAAGCCGCTATCATTGGCGATGGCTAGGTAGAGAGGGACTAGGCATGCCAACCACCTATGCAGAGCTGAAGATCGAGGTCGCTGACTTCTACGAGCGCAACGACCTCTCTTCGGTGCTCGATGTCTTCATCGATCTATGCGAAGCGGAGATGCAGCGGGAGCTGAAGCTGCAATCCTTCGAGGCCACGGCCAACGTAACGATGACAGCCGGCTCGGGGGCGTTGCCGACAGGATTCAACAAGGCGCGGTCGGTCTACTGGTCGGGGCAGCCTAATCGCATCCTTCGGTATGTCACGCCGGACGAGTTGAACCGGATGAACGCTTCAGACCCGTCAACTGTGGGGTTTTACTCCATTGTTGGCACTAACCTGAAGGTGGCTGACGATCAAAGCGGAACGCTGGTGATTGTCTACACGGCGAACTTTACGCCGCTTTCTGGCTCCGCGACGACAAATGCAATTCTGACCAATCACCCGGCAGTCTACCTTTATGGTTCGCTGACTCACGCAGCGATCTACTGCAAGGATTTCGAGGGCGCAAGCGCTTATCGGCGCGTGTTCGAGGTTGAGCTATCGCAGATCAAGGCCGACAACACCGAGAAGAAGTATGTCGGCCAGATGGCGGTGAGGCCGGGATGAGTCTGTTGCGTTTCGCGCCTGGTGCGCAGCCAACAGAAGAAAATGCCTTGCAGGCCGTGAGGCATTTCGTTCCTACTTTGCGGGGCCTAGAGGTCGCCCCCAGTAGTGAAACGGTTGCGTCCCTTGGGACTTTCCCGGCAACGTCGGTCCTTGTTGGCTCCTCTGCGGTGGTCCGCAAAACGGACGGCATGCACAGGACATTTGTCGCAGCCGCTGGCGCCGGTCCGACCGGCAGCAAGATTTATGAGGCCAACACAGGTGGCGGCGCTTGGAGCGATGTTAGTGGTAGTTCGTACAGCACAAATACTGAAGGATGGGTGTTCGCTCAGTTTGGCGATGCCACTATCGCAACCAACAAGCTGGACCAGATGCAGGCCAGCACCGGCAGCACGGCATCAACATTTGCAGCAATCGCTACAGCCCCCAAAGCGAAGATCGTTTTTACGACAAAGGATTTTGTGATTGCAGCCAATACGGCGGATGCGGCCGGGTCTGCTACGTATGGAACGGCGCCCGATAGGTGGTGGTGCTCGGCGTTTCAGAATCATACTGACTGGACCCCTTCTGTAACCACACAATGCACAACCGGCAGGCTAATTGGCGGCGATGGTGAGTTTACGGCCGGCTTGGCGCTTGGCACCAATGTTGTCCTGTACAAGAAAAACGCAGTGTTTGTTGGAAACTACGCAGGGCCGCCTACAGTTTTCGACTTTCAGCAAATAGCGGGCGAGTATGGCGCGGTTGGGCCAAACGCTGTTTGTGACATTGGCGGCGCGCATTTCTTTGTCGGAGATAGTGACTTCTGGGTTTTTGACGGGCATCGACCGGTGTCTGTAGGGGCTGAAGTCAAGGACTTTTTCTTTGATGCCGTTGGTAGCGCAGCGTTAGCGAAAACGATCGCTGTTTATCACGCGGCGACTGAATGCGTATGGGTGTTCTATGACACGTCTAGCGGGTCAACCCTAAACAATTCCCTGATTTTCAATGTCAGGACGAAGACATGGGGGGCGTCACCTAGGAATGCCCTGCGTGTGGCGATGGTGCTACAAGATGGCAGCCTAGGGATCATTGGCATTACAAAGTCATTAACGACGTTGACAGGTTCCGGGACATTACTTGCCAGCGATCCTGATGCTGCAAATAACGCTCCAACATTGACCATGTGGTATGTTGGAGATGCTGGCGTGAATACCAGTCTTCGGGAGATACGTTTGCAGGTTGCCAGAAGCGAAACAACGTCCTGGTCAGCTAGTGCACTGGCATATATACGCAAATATCCTGGCGATCCCGCGACGTTGGCGTCTCCGCGTGGCGGCTCAACCCTGACTGATGTAAATGGGGTAGCGCCTACGATCGCCATAAGAGGCACGGCGCCATGGCATTACATCGCAATTAGTTTTGCTTCTGCTGACCTCGAGCTGGTCGGGATACGTGTGCCACTGCGTGGCGCTGGCTCGCGGTCGATGGGTGCGGCGTGAAGCTGAATGAAAACTTCCAATTGCTCGCAACCGGCGAGCGGCTAAGAACTTTTCTCTTCGAGCAATTACAGCGCATTGCGAGGCACGTCAATCGTTTAACGGACGGGAACGATAGCTTCGTCGTTCAGAAGCTTCAGGGCTACGGTCTGAAGGTGGACCTACAGAGTCCGACGTTTGCTTGGCAAGACTTGCTGGGCGCGATCTCGATACGTGGCTCAGGCGGGACAGACCCTGCATATAACATATATCGAGGCAGTATTCGGGCGTTTCAGTTCGCAGTCAACGATGAGGTATTTATCGAGTACCACATGCCTCATGATTACGTGATGGGGTCGGACATTCACCTGCACGCTCACTGGTCCTTGAACGGGAAGACCAAGGCCGGGGCGGCGGCAGGTACTGTTACGGGTGGGACGGTGACGTGGGGTTTCGAGGTGTCCTATGCGAAAGGGCACGATCAAGCCGCATTCTCGTCGCCCGTAACGCGAACGGTGGTGAGTGGCACGGCTGCATCTACGACGTACCAGCATTACATTACGGAGACGCAGATCTCAGCGGCTTCACCGGCGGCTTCGCAGATCAGCACGGGCAATCTCGAGCCCGATGGGCTGGTGCTGGTTCGGGCCTACCTATCCGCGAATGGGATAACGGTGGCGTCGGGTTCTGTGCCTGCGCCAGTGCTGCACTTTGTGGACGTGCACTATCAGTCAACGGGGATCGGGACCAAGCAGAAGGCCCCAAACTTCTGGACATAGCCCATGCAAATTCTTCGCGTCGCGCCGTCCCATATAGACCGGGCATGGCGCGACGGCGCTCACAACCTAAGCGAAGCCTGCAAGTGGGCGCTGAGGGAGATCACCCCGGATCAGCTAAAATTGTTGCTGGCAAGGGGCGAACGGACCTTGTATGCCCTCGAAGATGGGGACAAAATGGTGGCCTGGGCGGCTGTACAGGTGCAGCAGCTGCCAAATATCCGCGTTCTGTACGTTTACGCGATCTACGCACCGGGATCGACAGGCCCAGAGGCTTTCCGCTTGCTGGCTGACCTGGCCCGGGCTGAAGGGTGCTCTTCCATCCGCGGGGCCTGTGTCGAGCAGGTAACGCGATTGTGGGAGCGCAAGTTGGGCGCGAAGCGCCTTTACACCGTATGCGAGATTGACGTATGAGCTCAGGCGGCGACACCACAACTGTGCAGAACTTCCCCGAGTGGGCGATCCCGTACGCTCAGGAGTTTCTCGGCCGCGCTGGCCA